TGTTAATGCTGATGTAAACGCAAGTGCAGCTATAGCTGGAACTAAAATATCTCCTAATTTTGGCAGTCAGAATATTGCTACATCTGGAACTGTTGATGGAAGGGATGTATCTGCTGATGGTACAAAGCTAGATACAATTGAAACGTCAGCTAAAGACGATCAGACAGGATCAGAAATAAAATCGTTATATGAAGCGGAAAATAATACCAATGCTTTTACTGATGCCTTACTTGCAAAGCTAAATGCCATTGAAGCAAATGCGACTACCGATCAAACAATATCAGAAATAAAAGCACTTATAGCTGGAAGTCCTTTAGATGCTAGTCATCTTGCAGCGGATTCAGTAACGAGTTCTGAGCTTGCAGCAAATTCAGTTGACAGTAGTGAATTAATTGATGGAAGTATAGATCATTCACACTTATCCAACGATTGTGTGGACGGAGATAACATAGCCGACAACTCTATTGGATCAGAACATTTACAAGCAAACTCAGTTGACAGTAGTGAACTAGTTGACGGAAGTGTGGACACTTCTCATTTATCTGCTGATTGCGTGGATGCTACAAAAATAGCTGACAATGCTATCGGATCAGAACACCTACAAGCAAATTCAGTAGGGGTTTCTGAAATTGCAGATGCAGAGCTATCAACTCTTGCTGGTATGCAGTCAGGCACAGCTTCTAAGTTGGCTGACAGTACCGCACTTACTTCTGACATTGCCGACTTAAACCAAATAGATGGCATGGCAAAGCAGACAACTATAACTGATGACGACACTAAATTTCCTACATCTGGCGCAGTTGTAGATTATGTAGCTGCGCAAATAGCACCTATTGGTGGTCTTGAAGTTATAGCTAATGAAGATAGCTTTCCTACTTCACAACCTTCATCTGGTGTAGTTATCAGTATTTCAGATATAGAGGGTCTTGTAGTCAATGGAAGTGGTGTTGCTACAAACGCAAGAACAACAGGTAATGGATCAGATAACGTAACTATTAATGGTTTTCCTTCTAGCTTACAAAGTAAGACAATGGCTGCTGGTCTTGGCCTTATGGTCAGTTCTACAGGCTCTAGTCAAACTTATACTTACCATAAGCTATTAGCAAAAGAAGCTGATGTAGAGCAACTTAGTAATGATATAAATGACTTTGGAAATAGATACAGAGTTGTATCATCAAACCCTACAAGTGATAATGATGCAGGGGATCTAATATTTAATACATCTACTCAAAAGTTATTAGTATATAATGCAACGTCAGGTGCTTTTGAAGAAGCACAAAGTATTGGTAACTTCTTTATCTCTACATTTAGTGAGTCGTTTGACGGAAGTAGAACTGACTTTACTGTAAGTAATGCACCAACAAATGCTCAGCAGATAATCCTTAGTATTAATGGTGTTGTACAAAAACCTAATGCTGGTACATCTACACCTTCAGAGGGTTTTGCTTTATCTGGCAGTACTGTAAAACTATCTGCTGCACCTCCTAGTGGATCAGATGTATTCATAATAGTAATGGGTTCTACAGTAAATATTGGAACTCCAAGTAACAACACAGTAACAAGTGCGATCCTACAAAACGGATCAGTTCAAACTGCTAAGTTGGCAGATCAAGCAGTTACTTTAGATAAGTTATTGCATGGCGATAGCAATAGTAATGGAAAGTTTTTAAGAGCTAATAATGGTGCTGACCCAAGCTTTGAAACTATAGACCTTACTAATTTAAGTGCATCTAATTTAACATCTGGAACAATACCTGACGCTAGATTCCCTGCAACATTACCTGCAATAGATGGATCAAACCTTACTGGAATTACAAGTACAACAATAAACAACAACGCAGCCAACAGAGTCATGACAGGCGAAGGTGGCACAACTTTAAATGGTGAAGCAAACTTTACCTATGATGGTACATATTTAAACTACACAGCAAACGTAAACCATACATATCCAAGCAATACTGAAACTAATTATATGGCTTCAATGGCTAATAGTAACGGTATTAAGTATGTATTCCGTGGTGATGGTTTATATCTTGGAAACGGTTTAACTGGTTCTAACCAAGGCGGTGGGCCTAGTAATACAAACATTCACCTCAATACAAACGGAAATATAGAAGCAAAGTATGTTGCTATTCAACAATCAGGAGCTACTAATCTTCTTCTTGGCTCGACTAATGGTGGTGGTGTAAAAATAACTTTAGACGGTGATTCTAATGGTGATGGTTCTGGTGGTGACTTTGCTACTATCGAGCATGATACTACTGGTAACTTACACATTCGTACTGATAATCCGGCTTCAACCTGTTCTATGGCTTTTAGCACAAATGGTTCGATAAAAGCTATTTTTGATGGTGCAAATGGACACTTTAGACCCGGAACTAATAATACTTACGATTTAGGTACTAACTCATATCGTTGGAGAAACATCTACACCAATGACCTTAACTTATCTAACGAAGGTGGTGCTAATGACGTTGACGGAACTTGGGGAAGTTATACTATACAAGAAGGAGCAGAAGATCTTTTCTTAGTGAACAAACGCAATGGCAAGAAGTATAAGTTTGCTTTAACGGAGGTATCATAATGGCTATTTATTATGGCGATGGTTCTAACTCCAATTCTGGAAGAATAATTCAAACAGTTCAAAGTAACTATAACAGTCAAATTGAATGGAATGATAATAATAGTAGAGATTTAATGACACTAGCTATAACTCCTAAAGCAACATCAAGCAGAATTATGATTATAGTAAGTTGTAATGGTTGTGGCTCTAGATCTTCTGATACCTATTGGAATATGTGGATACGAAAAGGTGGATCTGCTCTTTATACAGTTGCTAGTTATATAGGAATCGAAGATGCAAGTAATGGTGACTCATCAAGTCCAAATGCTAACTACATAGACGTAGCTGGCTCTACTTCATCTATAACGTATTCTGTTACTGGTCAAAGAACTAACGGAAGCTATAATATTATATTTAATCATTCTAATTCTCAAAATATGTCAATAGGTGGGTCTTCACTTACATTAATGGAGATGGCAGCATGACTACTAAATATAATATTATTTATCAACTTTATAACAATGCAACATATGTTGAAGGAAAAAGTGATGGATCGTTTATTGTTAAAGATATAAACGGTAATGAAATTTCTATTGATTTAAGTGCAGTAGATACAGAATTTACTAAACAAGAATACAAAGGTAAAAGAAAAGACGAATATCCAGATTGGGGTACACAGCTTGATTACATATACCATAATGGTGTAGACAAATGGAAGACAGATATAGTCGATCCTGTCAAAAACAAGTACCCAAAACCTAGCTAACCATGGGATTAACAAAAGTATCAACAGATGGTGTCAAAGATGATGCTATAACAAAAGCAAAGATACCAGCCAATCAAATAGAATCTAGTGAACTAGCTGCTGGATGTATTAATAATAGTAATTTATTTAGTGGTGCTGTCGTTAATACTGCACAAATAGTAAACAACGCAGTAACAGTTAATGAAATAGCTGACGGAGCTGTGACCCTGGCAAAGCTACCTCATGGTGATAGCAATAATAATGGTAAATTCTTACGAGCAAACAATGGAGCAGATCCTACGTTTGAAACTGTAAGTACAGACTTAGTTGCAGATACAACTCCACAGCTAGGCGGTAACTTAGATACAAACAGTTTTGAAATAAGTTTAGATACATCACACGCTGTTAACTTTGGCGATAGTAATGAATTGCTGATTAAATATCATGGTAGTCATGGTCAACTTATTTATACTGGAAGTGGAAGTTTACAGAACAAAATAAAAGCTAACTCATATTTTCAAATAGTTAATAATGATACTGGAGATAATATGCTTCAAGCTCAAGCTGGTGGAGCATTGAGTTTGTGGCACGCAGGGAGTCAAAAGCTTCTGACACAAAGCGGAGGAGTAAGGGTTTATGGTGATTTAGAAAATCATAATAACAACTTTGTTGCAAAAGATAATTGTAAGTTTACTGCTGGAAATAGTGAAGATTTACAGATTTATCACGATGGTAGTCACTCTTATATTAAAGATAACGGAACTGGAAATTTAAGGATTCAAAGTAACGCAACTATTCAATTAGGAGATCCTACTGGTTCTATTGATTACGCTAAATTTATAAATGGTGGATATTCAGAAATATACGGAAATAATACTAAACGATTTGAAACTACCAGTTACGGAACAAAAGTAACAGGTTATCAATCAGCATCTACTTATGTAGGTTTTCATGTAATGGGTACCAGGAGTGATGAAGGCTATGGTACTAATCATGGTTCTGGTATTACAACTTATGATGTTACTTATTACTCACCCATACCTATGTTTTCTAGTAAAACAATAGATCATGGTAGCAGTTACTTAAGTTTTCCTAGTTATGCTGGTGGTAATTATGTTAAATTTACTGCACCAGTATCAGGGTTATATCAACTTGAATTGATAGCTTCTGTCGAGTCACATCATGGTGGTGATTGGTGTCAAATAGGTTGGGAAATAAATACAACAAGTAATGATAATTCTACTAACTTTATGAATAATAATAGAGGAGTTATGGCTGTCAATCAACGTGCAGGTGATGACACAGAAATGGGTTGTCACTTCTCAACAACTATATATATGGCAGCTAATGATTATGCGGTTTTATATCAACAGTCAACAGCAGCAGTTCGTTGGAGAGGAAATCAGTATTATGTAAGAGGACACCTTATTTAGTAAATCATGGATTACACAATCACATTAACTGACACACAAGTTAAAGCTTTAGAGTATGTTGCAAAAGATCCTAAAGAGTGGATTCAAAATGCAGCAACAGCTAGAGCGCAAAGAGCAGTAGCCGACATATTGCCCTTGCTCACAGCACATTGCAATGCAAACGATATTCAGTTAGCAGTAGGGGAAGCAGCGCAAATAACTCAAGCCTACGATCTTGGAGTTATTGTTAAATTTGGAAGTACAACTTCTGATAAATAAAATTAGTGCTACATTGAAACTGTAATTATTTTTATTTATGCCTAGACCAACTGACGAAGAACTACAAACTGAATTAAAAGAAGTAGTTGAAAGACATAACGAAGCGCAAAGAGTTGTAGATCAATGCAAGACCAGGTTTACTGAAATACAAGCAATAATTAAAGACAGGAAAGCAGCATCAGAAGATACTACTTCTGCTTAGCTTTTCCTCTACCTTAGCTCTAAAGGCTGGATCTTTTTTGTACTTAGGATCATTCATTGCTTCCTCTAGTTGAGCAGTACTCTCGAACTTATCGCTTGAGTAAGTAGCAGCTTTACCAGATATAAGATTAGGTTCACTACCTACAGCATTACTGTACCTGGCATGAAGTCCAGCAACAGTTAGCTTTACTGTCTCTAAGTTTCCACTATTAATACCATTGGAGTAAGCGTTCTTTTCTGCATCAGTTAGGTTATCTCTAGCCCAATACTGCATAGCAGTAAAAGCATCTTCGCCTCCGTATGTATCCTTAATAGCTGTAAGGTCAGACTCTAATACAGTAGCTTCGTTCCTTAAACCATTTAAATGTGTATCTATTAATGTTTTAGGAAAGCCAGCTTTCTCTAGCTCTTTGTAATGCTTGTCTGTAATCTCTCCATTCTGTTGCCAATATTCATTTATCTTTGAATAGTTAACTCCAGCTTCTTCAAGCCTATTACCAACTGTCTCTCCGTAAATTTGTTGAGCAGTTTGCGGTTCCCCTGGAGCGTCAACCTGTTCTTGTTTTGTTTTTAATTCCTGGTAAGCAGCAAGCAAATCTTCTTGAGATTGAAACTCGCCTCCAATTAATTGATCCTCCTCGGCAATAGCATTTTCTTTTTCAAGATCTGCTTCAGCTTGCTTTAGTTCTTCTAATGCAGCTTGATTATCTTCGGACAAAGAAGGCTTGCCTTCGTCAGTAATAGTGATTGGTTCTGGCATAATAATCTATTTGTTTTGGAACTCCTCAACCATTTCGGGTGTAATAGTAATTTCTCTTGGGAGATCGGGAGAGTCAGTTGTGACTTCCGCTTTACTAAGTGGCGGTTGGGATGTTGCTGAGGTTGGGGAGGGCTGCATTTCCTTGCTCTCCTTCTGCTCCTGGTTGTTGGATTTGAGGGCCATACGGACTACCTGGTTGTGTAAAGTTATCTGCTATTTTGCCAGCAGCAGGGCTTGTCATTATATTACCCATCATTTCCTGTTGTTGCATTTCTTTCTGTGCTTGGGCTGCTGCTTGTTGTTCTTCTTGTAACTGTTGTGGTGTCTTAACTAAGTTAGTTACATCAATAGAACTACTTGCTGCCAATCTTCTTAATGCCTCTTCCATATTGATATATTTTTCTATTGTCTCTTTTCCTAATGTATCTGTTGCAGCTCCAATAAAATCCATTAATTTATTCCTGTCGTCTCCTCTACCTACAGCTTCTAAACCTGTAACTGGCTTAGGCATTATTAAATCTTTTCCATCTTGACCTTTAGGAAAGTCAGGAATTTTATTTGTTCTTTGCATTATATAAATCAACCTACGAACTAAAGGTAGTTGTAGTTCTTGGGTCAATACAGAATACAAACCAGCTAAACTTTCATCTAATGATTCAGCAACATAGCGGATCTCTTCGGCTGTAACTCTTTCAGCCTGTCTTTGTACTGCGCTATTGAACAAGAAAGCAAACTCAAGTCGTTGTTCGATTCTATCTATAGTATTGTTTGCCAGGCTCATATCATTTAACTTGCCTTGACTTTGCAGAACTGTAACGTCCGCAGCGTTGCCCTGGATAATAGCTCCATTCTCTGCATTACTTAAGGCTCTTGGCCTTGTAGTGCCATTGGGATTTACCATAAATAAAATTTTACTCATGGCTGCACTAGCCTCCAATACTGCCTGATACAAATTATCAAGAGCAGAAAGGTCGCCATACCATTGCTCTATGTATGAACGTCCGTAGTCTTCTCCGTCCATTGATTGAAAACGTAGTGGGATGAATGGACTACATTCCCTCGGACTCATACCAGTAGTTCCTGGAACTGGTTTACCTTTTACCTCTTGATACCAATGACACTTATCATCTTTGTATTTAACGCAAGTATAAATTTTACAATCTTTTTTCCCATAATCCTTATCGTGTTGTTTTGCATCCGAAGGAGACAGAAACCCTTTTGGAAGTAACTTAGGACTTACTTCCTCTTCTATTATTATTTCCTCTACATTACCCATTGGATCTCTGGTAAGTGTATATCTTTCAAGATGCAATACTCGAATACCAGTTGGGTTTACATATAACAATACATTCCCTGCAATAACTAATTGCTTAAATGCTTCATACAATGCTGCTCTTGCAGATAGTGTTTCAAGCATAGTACCTACTGCTAACTCTACCTTTACGCAAGCGCTATCTAGTTCTGTCTTTTGTTGCGGATCTACGTCCTGGAGTCTTAATGCTAAGTCGTCTATCTCCAACTTAAACATACTTGTGTTGGGAGGGAAAAGAGATAGGCCGAGCTTATTAGCAATGTTGGAAACTCCCCTTGCTCCTACACTTTGGTGAGGTGTATTTACCTGTCCTCTAGCTGAACCAGAATATTGTGTGTCTGGAAATTCAAAAGGTATAGTAACCTCTGCACACTTCCTTGCTATATCCGCATAAGGATTACGTTTAGATTTTTGTTGTTCGTACTTAGACGCTACAGTAATTCCTTTCTTATCCATTTCAAGATAAGATTTTCCTGTTGCATCTAAATCACTTGTAAGTGTGACTTCCATTTATTTAAGGTATTTGTAAGCCTGAGCCAGACTTTAAATCTGTTCTTAATCTTCTTCTACCATATCCTCTGCGTGTTTGTGCAGCTCCTATTCCTGGAGTTCCTCCTGGTAATTCAAGCGCTGCTGCTGGACGTTGAGCTGTTGCCGAAGGTGGTGGAGCTGAAGGAGCAGAAGCTATCTTCTCTTGCTCTGCTTGCCTAGCTTGCTGGTCAGCTCTTGTTTGTTCGTATTGTCTTTTTTGTTCAGCAATTTGTTCTCGCTGTACCTTAAGCATTTCGTCCGTTCTATCTGGTGGACGACCTCCGCCTCCGCACATAGCTAACTCCGCAACGTGTTACTTTGCTCATCATAAACGGAAATTAACATTTTTACCACGCTTCGTTGCCCTGCGTTATACCAAATCTGCCTGTCTTTAGTATCAATATCTGGACATTTCTCTGGATATATTTCATTTAACTTTTTAATTAATGCCTCATCAATAGGTGGGAACAAGTCGTCAGCTTCCATAAACAATGCTAAGTTATACATATATTACTTTAATTACTATGGCTAAGAAAGGCTTGTATTACAACATAAACAAAAGAAAGAAAGCTGGTACAAGTAGAAGTAAAAAGGATAGCACTATATCTCCTCAAGCATATAAGAATATGCAAGCTGGTTTTCCTAAAAAGAAAAATTCTCTTGATCTATAATTTTTTCTTTGGCGACCACAATTTAATTTTTCCTGTATTTAAATTAATATCTTCTTGACGTAGTATCCTAGACAGCCTGGCATTTAATAATGCGTCAGCATAAGTTAGCTTTTGTTTCTTATATGCCTCGACTACCTTCTCCCACATATCATCTAACTTAATACTATCTCCTAGTATCTTGTCAGCTCCTACTAAACCTACACCTGGAATACCTTTATAGTTGTCAGTTGGATCTCCGCTACACGCTTGCTTCATCCAATTTCTATCGGCTTGCCTTTTAGTTATTAGTTCGAGATCGTCTCCAGCTAATAGTTTGCAGGGTATAGTTCTCATATCTTTATCAACACTAACTATTACTGGATCATCATAAGTTTTTGATGTAGCTAAAATTCCTAGTACGTCATCCCCTTCGCAGTTAGCGTATCTTATTGACTCCCATTCCTGTTCCATCCATTCTATTAATGGTTTAAATACTGTAGGCTTGCGCTTTGTTATTCTGTTTGCTTTGTAGTCCTGGAATATTTCATGTCTAAATGTAGGGTATGAACTAAATGTCATCACTACCTTTTCATCTTCAGCTATATCAATAAAGCCTTTTAGTTTTGTTTCGACTACTTTAGTTGCATCACTTAAAAAAGAATGAGTAGTCCATACATTAGTTTCCCATTCAACTACTTGTTCTACTGCACAAGCAGCAGTAAAAGCCAAGTGATCTCCGTCAATTAATAAGGTCATAATAAAAAATCAGTAAGGGAGGCAGATAGTCTGCCAGTTTTCTCGTTGTATTCGAGCTTGTCAGCTCGACCTAATGTACCGCTATGTCTATTCTTTAATACTTTTAACTGTAGTTCGTTTGATGTTGCCTCGTCTTGCTGCGATCTAATACCACAAATCACCAAGTCACTTAACTGAGCTATGCTTGAACTCCCTCTTAGGCTTTGCAAGTTAACGTCTCCTCCTTCCTCTGCTGGTTTACCATCCGTCCTTCTTAAGTGACTAACCATAACTAAACCTACTCCTGTTTTTTCTACCACTTGTCTCAGCTTGGTACAACATACATCTATTTGTTTTCTTTCATCCCCATCACTTAGTCCACTTACTACCAGGGAAATATGATCCAGGAATATAACGTCACATTCCTCGCCAGTTGCCATGTATGTTATTTGATCTATTAACCTGTCAGGATCTAGTGAACCAAAGTGTTGCAGCAATATAAAGTTATTGTCGCTAAATAAATAATCAAAGGCTTGTCTTAGCTCCTCCTGATCTACTGCTTTCTCGTCTAAATGTATTGGTTTGTTTAATGCAATAGATAGTATGCCTTGTAAACTTCTCTTGCTGCTTTCTTCTAAGCCTATCCATCCTACTTTAAGTCCGTTAATTAAAAAATGATGAGCTAGTTCTCTGCATAGTAAACTCTTTCCAACTCCAGTACCAGCGCAGATAGTAGTCAAACTTTGCTTACGAAAACCGCAACATATTCTATTTAGTTCTGGGAAGGGATAACTACATACCTTTGAGGTATCCTCTTTAATTAAATCTTCCCATAAACTGTAGGCAGAGTGTATGTTGTCGGGTCTAACAGGACTTGCTTTCCAGAGTAAGTCTTTAAGTAACTCGCCTTCCCCTGCGAGGAGCATTTCATTAGCATCCTTTCTTGGTAGGTTTGCGATAGCTGCCTTACCAGTAGGTAAGACTTTTGCAACCTTTTCGGCAGCATCCAAACCAGGTGCGTCCGAGTCAAAACAAATAACTATACGGACGAACTGAGATAACCATGACAAATTTGCAGCTACATACTTCGTAGCACTTTGCGCTCCCGAAGGCAAACTAACTACAGGAAACTTGTTACCTTGCACCTGGGAAACAGACATTGCATCTATCTCTCCTTCAGTAATGACAACAAATGTCTGACCAGTATTGTGTTGTCTCCATAAATCCTGACCCCATAGCTTTATATCTTTTAGTTCTCCTTGCCATATAAATCTCTTGTCTCTAAATCTTATATGTTGAGCTGCAAGTATTCCGCTTTGACTTTTATAACTAGCTACTTGGCAATCAGCTCCATTAAAATTTGCAATCCCATAACCAAATAGTTCGCAAGTTTCTTTAGTGATTCCACGTTTAGGTAGTTCGCAGGGTAGTGGAACTAAAGGCTTCCATTGTTTCTTCATTGGTGTAAATGTTTTTGTTGGTTTATCTTTACCTGGTTGATATTGCCAGCCACATCCAAAGCAATGCTTATGACCATCATCATAAACAGCTACGTTATCTTTACTTCCGCACTCTGGACAAGGCTCTTTGCTTTTATATTTGCTTGGCATTTTCCCAATAGGCAATAAGTCTTTCTAATTCTTTTATTCTTTTCTTTGCCTGAAAAATTTTTTCTTTAATTTTCATACCATTCTTTAGGGATAGTTTTGTTGCACCAGGGAAAGCCATGACGTTCAGCCCATTGCCAATACGTCAGGCTTCTCTTGGCTTTACTAAGTTTGTTCTTTGCGTTTTGAAAACAAAAACGAATACTTAGTGTGGGATGTTGCGTCTTAACTGCAATATATTTTTTTCTTTCCTCTTTAGTAAGTACTCCTTTGACTTCGACCACACACTTAGGGAGGATGAAGTCAGGAGTGTAGCTACTGCTGATGATGTAATCATAGCTGACAGATTCATAGGTAAACTTAGCTTTAGATTTTATTAGTTCTTTGGCAACTTGCGCCTCGAACTTTGATCTAAAATGTATTTCCCCCTGAGCTGTTGTCAATGTTTGAGGGTGCGAGATCCTTCTCTTCACTCTCGAACTCGAACCCTTCAAGGCTGACTTCTTTTTCATAAGGTACAAAGTTATGGAACACTACTAAGTCAGGCTGTATTGTTAGCCCAACTCCATGAGCAGGGTGGTCATATCCCTGGCAACGTAGTCGTACCTGGACAACAGTTCCTTCTCCTAATCCTTTATACTTTTCTCTCTCCTCTCCAGTAATAGGAGTCTTGTATTTATCCATTAACAATGGTGGTGTTAATTGATATGGCTTCCCATCCTGGCCTGTTCCAGTTACATATCTCCTGGTTTTTACTTTAAAAACTTTAGCTCCATTGTGAGTAGTAAATTCAAACCTTGTACTGTCGGCTAACTTAAATGTTTTACCTGGATTTATTTCTTTTAGTGACTTCTTGTATGCCTCGAAGCCATCCTCTATTTGCTGTGCAACACTAGCAGTTTTAGGATCATTAGAGTCCAGGATTAAATCAACCTTCCATTCTGGACGCTTGTTAAAGGCTGTGTCTGGTTCAACTAACCAGGCATATTGTGGTTGGCACTTGGGAGTGACGACATAAAATGCTTTTAAAGTCATGTGACAAAATAAGTAGATGTTCTAGTTTGTTCAACATCTAACTCGCCAAGCGTAGGCTCGGAGGGTAGATGTTTTATTTGGTTGTCTGTTAGTTGTGCTTTTAATTCTGCCTTTAGCTTCGATAAACAATTCTCTGAATACATATCAGCGAATGTTTGTCTAACTGAGTTGCGCAGTTCACTCATTTCAGACGGAGTAGTAACGAAACAATCGTGGATTCCAGCAATATTTTCGACTCCTTTTATTGAAGCATGAATTGTGGATAATGCCATGTGACTTGCATCAAAACTATGCAATATATTTGCTGAGATAGCTAGTGACATCTTTCTTGTATCTACTTTTTGAGTATCTATGTTTGTTCTTATATCCAGATAAACGTCAGATAAATACTTTAATTGGATTCTTGATTTCTTTTGATCTAAATACTTTTGATGTACCAACAATCCACTAGGACTATGCCATTGCACTCCCTTATTATCCTTACCTAGCTCTCTACCTATGTGCCTAAAGAATTTCATAGCTCCTACTGCTGGCTTAATAGCCTGGCATGAATGCTTATAAAGTAACTGAGCCATGTAACCCACAGTACTTTTAGCTAATGGTTTTCTTAACCAGTTATGTTTACCTTTACCCATTGTCGTCATCATTTTTTCATTAGCCCAGGAGTAAGCAAAGTGATAGAAGGCGCTGTTAGTTGCAGCGTAAGGAGCTGTCATTACGCAAGGCTTGGCTAGTGATCTATCAGGATTAAGCATTAACCATTTCCTATTTACTTCCTGATCGTCCGACCTTAGTTCGTTGTTAACTGCTTGTGCTACCTCGCTGTATATATCTTGTGGCTGCTCGCTATTTACCAGGTTAACTTTTTCTCCCATCACTTTGCTGCGAAGCAAGCCAGAGAAATGCTGAATTGAGCTGCAAGTACAATCAAGGTGGCAGGGAAGCTGACATAAATAGCTACTTGGTTCTTGTGAATATAAATACATTGCCCTGCAAAAACTAAGAAAACTCCAAGCCTTGCTGCCACGCATCCAAAATTCTGGCTGACTCCAACAATCTCTACCAGCTCCATAAATTAAATTAATGTTCTCGTTAACCCATTGTATTCTTGTTTTGAAATCTGACTTGATTCCATACATATTTGCACCATGTATCTTTAACCAATTCAAATCCTCTTCAGTTTTTATTAGCTTACCTTTTGTAAATTGTAATAGCGCCCTCGATAGATCATTGCCCTGGCTGTTAAGGTATGGAACTCTATCGTAGATACGTCCTCGAAAGTCTAGCTGCTTTGGAAAATATAATTGCTCGGCATCCTTAAATTTCTTTGCCATCCAAAATGTTTTAGCTATACCAATACGACTACCTTGTGTGTAGTTATTCTTGTCGATTATATTCTTGCAGTTTATTCTCCATTGCAAAACTTCCTGGCTATCCGTTTCGCAATGCTTAGGATATGGAGGTACAGAGTATCCGTCTCTTGGTAGCAAGCATCCGATCTCTAAATTATTATCGTAAGCATATAGAGCTTGATCTAATATATATTTGTTTACTTGCCAGGCTACTTTGCCCTGGATATTAACAGCATTAAGATAAGGTTCATTGCCTTTAATGTTTTTAGCAAGTATCTCGTTGTTACTTTTAAATAAATTATATCGAGCTGGCTTCGTTATATATCCGCCATCATAAGGAGTTGTAAATTCTTTAGGTTCTACCAGCATAGGCAAAAAATTAGGACTCATAAGTTTTAATTTTTCATCAACATCCTTAATCCAATTCATACAATCTTGTGTCGCCCTGACTATCCTTTTAGGTGGTGTTGTAGATTTGTCCAGAACTATTTCTATTAAACCAGTATATTTTTGTATTAGTTCGACCATAAATAAACCGCTTGCCATTCGTTGCCTGGGATTCCATTGCTCTGTATTAATCATATTATTTATTAAAAATATTCTGTATCTTTTCTTATGCCGACCACGTTTATATTTACTTAGTTCATTATCAGTTGCCCTATCTAACATAGTCTCAATCCATATCTTTTCTATCACGTTGTTAGATACCTGGTGCAGCGTAGGAGTCATGCTTAAGCTATCGACTACCGATCTTATCGAAGCTGCTGCTATCTGGCTTGGGTCGAGGTCTAATAATGGAGTAAGTAAAGCATAGTTTTGTCCAGCTCTGCCCTTCTCTATCTTCTTTCTTACTGCTCGCAAGTTATAAATAATATTTTGTACACCAACAGAACAAAGAGTCTCTCCATATTCTGAAAGAGACTCCATGTTGTTTGCTTTCCTCCTGGACGAAGCAGCTCTTACCCTGTCTCGTCCAAGATTAAGCATTAATTTTTCATTAGCTAACTGGTCTTCAAGTGTACTCAATTAACTTGACTCCAAAAATCGTACTTAGCTTCGTAGTTTTGCTCGAACCATACAGTTAATACACGTTTAACTAGGTCAGCTTTATTAATTCCCTGGGCTTCAGCTAGATAATTAATTCTTTTTTCTAACTGAGTAGGAATCATAACTTGAAGTTTAACTGAGTCATCTTTATTTAACATCTTGTGCGTACCTCCAGGCTCGTTTAATTAATGGATACATAGCCACTCTATCAGCAGCATTTGGAAAAGCATCCTTTAAGTATTCATTTAGCAATCTATCTTGAATCTCCTCGGTTGTTTCCGTAGGAGCTGGCGCATCTACTAACATTTGCCAATGAGTTGCCTCGATAGGTGGATAATTCCAGGCTGCGGAAATAAAATATTCTGAACCTGATAAGTAATAAAGAACTTGTCCTTTATTGTTGCCATGTTTTTGTCCTGGCTTTTTGTCAGTTAGCTTGTAAATTGGTTCGCTCATTGTGTGATAATTAAAAATAAAAAAATAAATAATAGAAGAATAGTAATGCTATGCAATATTTTTCTCCTTTGGTTTACCATCTAGCACCCTTAGCCCTCGATACTTAACTTCAAATATTTCCTCGTAAGGCATTGTTTCAGTAAAGATTTTAAGGGCATCTTCTAGGGTTTCTGCTAATTGGATGTGCATACCTACTCGTATTTTCCCCTGGTATTCAGAATCAAATACAATCTCGTAGGTTTTAATTTGATTTACCATTGTTTCTAAAACGTAATTGTTTTTTATATTTAGCATCAAGTTTGTTTGAATACTCTTGATACTGTTCTTTGGTTATCTCTCCAAATATCCAGGCATCATCAAGTGATGCCCTTTGGATACTGTAAGCCTGGTGTTCAAAGAAATCCTCGAACATTACTTAAGCCTCCTAGTTCTAGGAAATGCTTTAGTCCTGGACTTGCGATATTTAATATCGGTATATAGAGCTACACCGACCAGGTATAACCCATATAAACCGCCAGCTATGATAATAAATTCAATCATCATTAATCCTCCTTTTGGTTTAATTCTTGCATGATTTTCCCAGGCTTTGAAGGATCTACTAATAGATCCTCTATCTTTTTGCCTTTAAAGACTTTCGTCTTTGGTTTGCCTTCCTTGTCAAAGGAAATAAATTGAATTTCTTGCATGATCTTTTTTGATTTTAAATAAGAAGTAAATTAAATTAATAATTACTTCATTCAATAAAAAAATTATTAAAGGAAATAATTAATAAGAAATTGCCCAGGCTTAACACCTGGGCTAATTGTTAGTCTAGGAAATAATGGCTTTCGCCATCTGCTTCTAGTACTGTCATGTCATGGCGCATTGAATAGTTATAAGTAGCTTCCCAATCTATAACTAGATTGCTTTGCTTGTTTGGGTCATAGTCTCCGCACTCTGTATAAAATTCTTCGGCATAATCAGCGTTAGAATCATAAGCGCCACGATATGAACTCTCAAAATCTGAATAAGATAAATCCTCTCCATAATTTTCTAGGTACTCATTCATTAAATCAATAGAGATATTATTCTCTTTAAATTCCTGGTATTTTTCCAGGTATTCCTTAATTGTTTTAATGTCCTGGTACTCGTCATAAATTGGCTTAAGGTTCTCATGGTCAGTATAGAACCATTCCTCGGCGCTATTGCTTGGGCTGGTCTTAATAACATAATCAATACACTTTCTAAACTCCTCTTCGAAGTTGTCCAAGTCTATTGCTTCGAGATCGCACCAATAAAAATGATGCGTTCCCTCGTTATAACTTGCCAGGCATTGAATACAAATAGAGATTTTGCCCTCTTTGCTTTCTAATGCTTTAGGTTTAGTTAGTGTTGCAGTTGACATTTTAAAGTCCTGGTAAATTGTTTTAATCGGTAGGCTTGCCTACCATCTAGGCGACCAGCTCGAAAGCTGGAGGCCTGGAAGTTAGGAAAGTAAGACTATTAAACAAGTAATAGTCCCCAGTAAATAGAAAAAATACCAGCGCATGATTAACCCATTTTTAAATACTTACCTATATTTACTTTGAGCGTGGCGGCTGGACTGTATTTATTTGTATTAGTCCAGGCATTATTTACAAAGTTAATAAAATTCTGTAATCTGTCAGGCGCTAAAGTGTCAGCGCTTGAAATAGTCCAGGTGTAAACCTGGTCGGGCTGTTGTTGTAGCTGGTCGTTAGTTGGATTGTTAACAAAATAATCTAGATGTAATTCTAAATCGAGGAACTGCGCCTCGAATAGACAACTAATTTTGTCCTGGTGTAATAGTGAAGGCTGACCAAACAAGGCGGACAAGTCGTCAAAACTTGCGTCTATTGTGCCAACTTTACGGCTTAATGAATAAATTGATACTGTCAAAATAAACCTCTTAAGATAGTGTGTGATAGATCCGTATAGAATCTAATAAGAATGATAAACGATATTATAAGAGTTTGCAACTATTAGGCGGCTATTCTCACAAATAAATATTAAATAAAATTGCACCTGGACTAAATCGACCAGGATAAAATTAGTAGAGCTGTCAATATGACAGTACTGCAACTAATAAAATTCTAGTTATTGCAGTCAGTCCAGGCCTTAATTATTTTATTTGGACGCAGCCAGGACAAAATATAAAAAATTAGCCCAGGAAATAGCCATAATAAATAAGTATTTTTGCCTATGGGGAGACCCTGTCCCCTTAGCGTATAGATAAGCCGATCACATTTTTCTACCAAAAATCAAAATCCTATTAAATATCTATCCTGATCTTACTAGATCTTATTAGAGGGCTATACGACCCTACTTCTTCTATTGTGGAGAGCTAGTGGTGGACAGGGATTTCAGATGCAGTTATATTGAAGGTAAGCCATTGCAAGTAATACCGCAAAGCAGATTGTGATGGCTTGCATTAGACTGAACTTATGGCACAAAAAGACACTACTGAAATGCTTAGTAGCCTACATGGTAGGTTAGCTAGTGTATTAACTGATTTACTGGATAGTGGAGAGGCTAGTACAGCAGATTTAAATGTGATTAGACAGTTCTTAAAAGATAATCAGATAACGTCTCAGCCTGTAGAAGATACTCCTTTTGGAGATTTGGCTAGGTCGTTACCTGATATAGAGAATGTTATCGCATTAAAGAAACGTAGTGCGTAATGAAGAAGGAAGATTGGCAGCAGTTACCGAAACCTTACGATAAAGATTTTAGATATTTTTTAGTTTTAGTATGGAGGCACTTACAGCTTCCTGATCCGACTACAGTTCAGCTTGATATAGCTGAATATATGCAGAAAGGAAATAAGAGAAGAATTATTGAAGCGTTTAGAGGTGTAGGTAAGTCGTGGATGGCTGCTGCTTATACGTTATGGCTGTTAAGGAATGATCCGCAGAAAAAGATAATGGTTGTATCAGCTAGTAAGACCAGGGCGGATGACTTTGCTCAGTTCTGTTTAAGGATTATCCAGGAAATGCCTATACTAAAATGCCTTGAACCAGATAAAAACGAGCAAAGATCAGCTAGTAATAGATTTGATGTGCGTCCAGCTATACCCGATCAATCAGCTAGTGTTAAGAGTGTAGGAATATTTGGACAGTTAACTGGTAGTCGTGCTGATTTAATACTTGCTGATGACTGCGAAGTACCTAATACAGCCTGGACTGTAGGCATGAGAGAGAAATTATTGCAATGTTGCGGAGAATTTAACGCTATTCTTAAGCCTGATGGCGAAATAATGTTTTTAGGTACACCACAGACAGAAGAAAGCATATATAACAAACTGAGATTACGAGGATACGATTGCAGAATATGGACAAGTCGTTATCCAAAGAAACCTGAGAAATATGGAGACGCATTAGCTCCAATGATAAAAGGATTGGCTGCAACAAAACCTGGTCAACCTACAGATCCAGACAGGTTTAGCGAAATGGACTTGTTAGAAAGGGAAGCAAGCTATGGTCGGTCACAGTTTACTTTGCAGTTTCAATTAGATACTACGTTATCTGACCTACAACGCTTTCCATTAAGACTCCAGGACTTAGTTGTTATGGAAGTAAAAGATCATGCACCCGAAAAAGTGGTGTGGTCGTCAGGTGCAGAATATAGAATCTCTGATTTGCCAGCAGTAGGTTTTAGTAATGACTATTATCACAAGCCAGCTTTCTTACATGGCGATTGGTTGCCATTTACAGGTTGCGTAATGATGATTGACCCTTCTGGTAAGGGTGTTGATGAGACAGCATATAGCATAGTTGCGCATCTAAATGGAAACTTATACGTTTTAGAGGTCGGATCGTTTTGTGAAGGTTATACAGAACCAGTTTTAACTGGTATAGCTGAAGCTGCAAAGCGTAATAAGGTAAAACTAATACTCCTGGAAGATCAATTTGGTCAAGGTATGATGGAAAGTTTGCTTAAACCATACCTTATGAAGATATATCCTTGCACTATTGAAGGAACTAGAAGCAATGTTCAGAAAGAAAGAAGAATAATAAACGCATTAGAGCCTGCAATGAACCAACATAGGCTAATAATTAATAGATCAGTTATCGAAAATGATACAAAACCTCGAACAGAGGACTCGGTAGAAAAAGCATTAGGCTATCAATTGTTCCATCAAATGACGCATATAACTGTTGATCGAAACTGTTTACAAAATGATGACAGACTTGACTCTTTGGCTGGTGCGGTGGAGTATTGGAATGAGTCATTAGCAATAGATGAAGATAGAGCTATCAAAGATCGGGAAATGGAGTTGTGGGATTTGGAATTGGCTGCTCACAAAGGCGAATTGGAAGGTGCGTTGGACGCAAAAATCCTTGGCATCCCCCTCGACAGGCTTGGAAAAGCCAATACCAGAGGTCGGTGGTTCAATGTTTAAGGCATATCAAACAAATACAAAGCACAGAAGAGCCTGGTGTATAAGGTTGCCAACAGCATTTGCTGGAATTAAGCTAGATGAACCTAGAATTGGTGGATTTCAGACTGTAGTCCAAGCAAATGACTACCAAACTGCTTGGTGTATGGCAATGATGCAAGATGAATGGGAAATATTGACGTTTAGAGTTAAAGAAATATCTATTTTTCCTGTAAATCCTATTTAAAACCCTGGTGGTCCAGGATCGTCTCCGCCATTCATAATTGTTTCTAGTCTATTTTCTCTATGTCTTAGTCGTTTTATAGATAATCCAAGATCTAATGGCGAACTTACAGCTTGATTAGCAAAATCTTTATAACTTTTTAAAGCATTTTGACCGCTATCGCCAGAATTTTTGCCATTAAAACCTTGACACATTACTTTTCTTCCAGGAGCATTTCTCTTATCTTAGCAACCGCAGCATCATCTAGTTTATTTTCGCTAAGTTTTGCCAATGCTGCTAATATATCGCAGACCAAAATAGATACGCTTTTACTTTTTAAGAAAGCAAAGATAATTGGACGAATTAGACTAATCATTTTGAGAATCTATGGTTATTATATAGGTAGTATAGTTCGATCTTTATGGAAGAACAAGAAGAAAAGGAAGGTAATGGTCTGATTGCCAATGTGGTGCAGCTTATTATTCTTTTTTGGAGTTTAGGGGTAATTTCTTGGTCGTACTTTAATCCCAACCCTACTCGTCAAATTGATACGACTTTTGCGGCTGGATTATTGAGTGCGGTCAGCGCACAATTTGGATTAAATATTAAAAAAGGCAGCAAAAGTAACAATGGCAACAATGGCAAAGCGCCTAAAATAGTGGATAATAAAGACACTAATGTAGGAATCAAATGAAAAAATTAATTTTATTAGGTTTATTAGCTTTTACTAGCCCTGTTTTTGCTAATGGAGTGCCAACGTGGACAACTGGTTCTAGCAATAGAACTGAAAATACTACTCAAACTATAACCAGATCAATAGTTACTGAAAAATATGGGTCAGCTTTAAACACATGGGAAGCTACAAATATAACTGTAACTTCAGACACAAGTGGAGGAATTGCAGCTACAGATGCAGTATTCACTCCAACGGACAATACTGCTGAATGGACTCTCAGCACAACTACAAGAGCTGCTAGTGCGTTAACAGAACAGATTACTCAGAATGACACGATCACGACTACTAGCGTTATCACTTCTTTGTCTGTCTTTAGTCAGTAATAAAGCTAGAGCTGAAACAGATGTTATAGCTCAACCAAATGCGATTGGTAATTCTAGTATTATCAATCAAAATATGAATATTAATAATGGAATGACAGGTAAACAGCAGTTTGGAAATTTGGTTTGTAGTCAACCAACTATGGCAATAACTCCTTTTTATACAGGAAATGATGCACAAGGAGAAGAGACATATAGTATTAACGAAGGTTGGGGAGTGCAGATGAGCTTTATGATACCCCTAGGAGATAATAAAACTTGTAACGAGTTAGCCAAAGTAAAGCTAGAGTTAGCCATAGAAGAGTTAGACAAGCAAGTGCATGATAAACAGCTAGTTCGTATTTTGAAGTGTAGTCAGCTTCACGCATCAGGCTACATGATAAACCCTGCTTCTAAATACGCATACATCTGTAGTGATGTCATTAATATACGAAGTTATGTAAAAGCTAACTCTGATCTTTTTTCTGATTAGTAACTTCTTTTTTAAGTACTTTTTTAAATATTTTTGTCATTGTTTTCTTTAACTGATTAATAACACTTTGCAAAACAATTGAACCTGTTACTGCTGCTGTAGCCGATACTCCAGATGCGATTACACTTGAGGCGATAACCTCTGGCGCTGGTATAGGCATTTCTCCGAAAAATGGTATATTGAACGTAGCTACAGGTTCTTCAGTTGATAAAATTTCTTTGGTGTTTGGCAGGTTTGTCGGTATTGTCTCTTTTGTTAGTTGTAACGCTTCCTCCTCTGAAGATGATGTTTCTTCTTCAGCAGAAGATTCCGAAGCTCCCAGACCAGACTCTACCTGTTCCAGACTTGGGAGAAGTACAGGATCTAAATACGGAACGTCTGCCACAGGCAAGTCAAAAATTGTTTGAGGGGGGTTAAGTACATCTATATTTGGTATATAAGGTAGATCTTCGTTCATTTTTTGATAGTATTGTAATAACCTTACACTTATTTATTACACATAGCATCCTTGAGGGGTATCAGACTAAGTGAAATAAGGTTGGTTAATTCCAAATTTATTTCTAATTGACATGGCTAATTTTAGTCCTTCAAGACTCGGCTTGGTCAATGCTACTGGTACGTCTTATGACGCACTTTTCTTAAAAGTGTGGAGTGGAGAGGTGCTATCAGCATTCCGTAAAGCTACAATATTCGAGTCATTACATACAGTTCGGACGATTCAATCAGGAAAATCCGCACAATTTCCAATTATTGGACTCAGCTCAACTTCGTATCATACACCTGGCACTCAATTGACAGGGGATAGCATCAAACACGCTGAGGCTACCATAAATATTGATGACAAACTTGTATCTCAAGTATTTTTGGCTGACATTGACGAGGCTAAAAATCACTATGATGTGAGGTCAAAATATACAGAGGAAATGGGTAATGCCCTAGCCTATCGTTTTGATGAAAACGTAGCTGCAACAATAGCTCAAGCTGCTAGAACAGGTACAAACTTTAATACAGATTTACCTGGAGGTACAAGAGTTAAGATTCTTAAGTCTGGTACTGCCAATACTGCTGCTGCGGTTGCTGCCGTTACTGGTGCTGATCTTGTTACTGCTCTATGGACAGTTGCGCAGACATTTGATGAGAATAATATCCCAGAAAATGCAAGATACTTTGCACTTGATCCAGCAAATTACTACAAACTTGCAAGAACTACAGATGTTCTTAACAGAGATTGGGGTGGTTCTGGAGCATACGCAGAAGGTACAGTTCTTAAGGTTGCTGGTATTTCAATCATTAAATCCAATAACCTACCTAAGACAAACAGATCTGCTGTTACTGGAGAGAACAATACTTATCATGCTAACTACACCGATAATATCGGCCTTGCATTTACACCAGATGCAGTTGGTACAGTTAAGTTGATGGATCTTAAAATGGAACAAACTGGTAATGATGTTCATGCGTTATACCAGGGTGTATTTATGGTCGGATCTATGGCTCATGGTACAGGTGTACTGCGCCCAGATTGCGCTATCGAAGTATATGCGTCTAACTCATAAGTAGTTAATATAGGGGAGTAAACTTACTCCCTTATTATTATGCCTAAAGGTAAAGGAACTTATGGTACAAAAGTTGGACGACCTCCAAAAAAAGGTACTAAGAAAAAGTAAATGGCACTTGCTAGAACTTCAAAATTAGAAGCGGTCAATAAAGCCTTGCAAATGATGGGAGAAGCTCCTGTTAACTCTTTGCAGGGTTTATTTGGCTTAGGTAACTTAGCAGAAACTACAATTAATAGTGTTAGTCGTAAGTTGCAAACTGAAGGTTGGTCTTTTAATACTGACTATGAAGTTACTTTAATAAGAGATTCAACAACAAATCAAATTTCAGTTGGTACTAACGTCAGCAGAGTTTATGTCGATCCTTATGACTATCCAGATGTAGATGTAGTTCAAAGAGGATCAAGGCTGTATGATCGTAAAAGTAATACATACGAATTTAAACAAGACTTAGCTGCGGATATAACTGTCATCCTAGATTGGGAAGACCTACCAGAACACGCTAGGGTTTACATAATGACTAAAACTGGAAGAGAACTCCAGGAGTCTATGATTGGTAGTAAAGATTTGACCGAAATAAATTTACTGGTTGAGCAAGAAGTTAGATCGCAATTTTTAGAAGAAGAAACACAATTAAGCGATCACAATATTCTTAGAGGGCATAACCGAAGAGTAAACCCAATGAGAACTTATAGACCCTCTGACGCTTTATCTAGGTAGTTATGGCATTAATTACTAGCGCTATCCCAAATATGATTAATGGGGTTAGTCAGCAACCCTCAGCGTTAAGACTAGCTTCACAAGCAGAATCAGTTATAAATTGTTTATCTTCTCCAGTTGAAGGATTAACTAAGCGCCCACCTTTTCAGCATATAAAAAAATTAATTAGCGGTTCTGCTGGAACAGGTAAACCATTTATAAAGGCTGTTGATAGAGACGGAACTATACAATATCTAATTATGATTAGGGATGGAGCTATAGAGGTATTTAATTTAGATGGTACTTCTCAAACTGTTTCAACTCCTAACGGAATAAATTATTTAGATATTGCAAATAACGCTGATCCTTCAGAAAAATTTAGAATAGCGTCAGTTGCAGATTATACGTTTATATTAAACAGAGAAAAAGTGGTCACTATGGATCACGCTGGTACTTATAGTCAGTCAGGGACAACAATAACTGTTACCTCTAACAATCATGGATTAACTAATGGAGCAAAAATACAAATAGATTTTGAAACTGGAAATAGTGTCGATGGTACTTATACCGCAACTGTTGTAAATGCCAACAGTTTTACATTGGTTGGTGCTTCTGCAACTACTAGCGGAAATTGTAGATTTAATGAATTATCTCCTGATGTTTCACGCAAAGGTATTGTATTTATAAAAGCTGCTGACTATGCAACTACTTATGAAATAAAAATAAAAAACGCTGCTGGAACTAGCACTTTAGCAACAGCAAGTTTTACAACAGCATCCGCAGGGGGAGCAGTTCCTAACTCAGCTACAATTGCGTCTGATTTAAGAAATGATTTAGCTTCTGCGCTATCTAGTGGCTGGACGTTTACTCAAGATCAATACATTATTAGGATCGAAAGAAATGACGATACTGATTTTATTTTAGAAAGTAGTGATACTAAAGCTGGAACTTATACAAAAGCTATTAGGGGTGCAATAGATACGATTAATGACTTGCCAACTTTGTGTGAAAACAATTTTATTGTCAAAGTCCAGGGAACAAAAACTACAAGGCTAGACGATTATTATGTTAAGTTTGAAACTTCAAATGGTACAGATTTTGGTTTTGGAATATGGAGAGAAACAGTTGGTCCATTAGAACCTTTTAAATTTAATACGTCAACTATGCCACACGTTTTAGTGCGTGATGCTGCTACTGGTACATTTACATTTAAAGAATTTGATTACAGTCCACGAATAGCTGGCGATTTAGTTACAGCTCCTACTCCTACTTTTGTAGGTACTGTTCTAAATAACATTAATACTTTTAGAAATAGGCTTGTATTCTTAGCAGATGAAAACGTAATAATGAGTGCGTCAGACAGTTATGATAGATTTTTTCCTGAGACAGTACAAACAATTGTAGATAGTGACCCTATTGATCTAGTTACAGGCGGTACGGAAATTCATTTTCTAACATCTAGTTTGGCATTTGCAAACACATTGCTACTGTTTAGTCGGCATGGTCAGTTTAGATTAGATGCTGGTGCAGTTGGCATTGGAGGTGCATTGACTCCTCAAACAGCAACTATTACAGCAATAACGACATACGAAACAGAGCCTAATGTTGATCCTATTGCAGTTGGTCGAACAGTATATTTTTCAATACCTAAAGGAGAATTTAGTGGTTTGCGTGACTTTTACCTGGAAGATGTTACAGGTGCAGTTCCAATATCAGAAGAAGTATCTTCCGCAGTTCCAAGATACTTACCTAAGAATATAGTCAGCTTAGTAAGTAGCGCTTCAGAAGAAACGATAATAGCTATTAGCAAAGACGAACCGAAACGTATTTATTTTTATAAATTCTTTTACGAGGAAGATGAAAAACTTCAGTCTTCTTGGTCGTTTTGGGAAGTTAAAGGAGCTAAAACTGTTCTTGGCTCAACGATTATAGATAGTGATGTATTTTTTGTAATACAATATACGGATGGAGTTTACCTAGAAAAATGTTCTTTACGTCCAGAAGCAACTGATCCTAACAGTAATCTTGAAATTAAATTAGACAGAAAAGTAGATGAAACTCAATGTCATGTCAATGTCATTAACCAGGGTGGAGCTGGTGTTCAATCAGTAATTTCTTTGCCATATCCAACAGCTACTACAGGAATACAAGCTGTTGTAGGTCGAGACGTTAGCGGTAATACAATTCAACATGGTCAAGTTTTAACAGCTAGTTCAGAGACATTAACTGGCGCAACTCAATCTGGATTTAGCGGTAATGGAACTATGACAGTACTTGGAGACTTAAGTAATGCCAAGTTTTTTGTAGGAGAGCTTTATGATATGACGTATGAATTTAGTACTCCTTATCTTAAGGAGCAACCAGCAGGGGGTGGTGTTGCTGTCATAGCTGGTCCACGATTACAAATTAGAACCTGGACGTTTGTGTTTGACGATACAAGTGCATTTAAAGTAAAAGTTAGTCCAAGAGGTAGATCTTCTTTCACTTACCCTTATAATGGATTTGTAATAGGTCAAAATCCTCCAGCGTTAGGTCAAGCACCTTTCTTAACAGGTAAATTTAAAGTGCCAGTTATGGCTCAAAATAACGACACAAAAGTTGAGATTTTGAGTGATAGCCCACTACCTTGTCGTATTCAATCAGCAGAATGGGAAGGATGGTTACACAGCAGAGCAAGACGAATATAGGTAAATTTCATTGGAGAAAGTCAACTCCCAATGATGTAATAGAAGTTGCCTCTAATATGAGACAAGAAGATATAGAAGAAATATACGCATATTCTGGAGCAGATCCAAAAAGTAGTCTTATATATTGTTATTTTGGAAGTCAACCTTGCATGACTATGGTAGGTCGTAAAGGAAATATTATGGGTATGTATGGAGTAATTCCAATTAGGAAAAATATGGGAAAAATATGGATGCTAGGCCATAGAACTATGACTACTGATTATAAAGATGTAAGAGCTTTTCTTCGCAATTCTCCAATAGAATTAGATAAATTTAAAATGAATTTTCCGATATTATTTAATTATGTAGATGCAAGAAATACAACTCATGTAAAATGGATTAAGTACATGGGTTTCTCAATCATCAAAGAACACGCTACATTTGGGTATGAGGGTCGTCCTTTTTATGAATTTGCTAAGGTTTAACTAATGTGTGAAGCAGTTACGTTAGGAGTAATTTCTGGAGTCCTGGGAGTAGGGCAACAGTTTATGGCTTATCAACAAGCTAAATCTAATGTTGCTTTTCAAAATGCACAAAATAATCTTAATTATCAAAGTCAATTATTGCAGACGCAATCAAACAGAATGACCGAAGATGTTAGGAATCAGATGAATGAGGATTTTATACAACATACAGAATTTATGGCTGACCTGGCTTATGAAAGAGATTCGACCAGGATTACTATGGAGCAGCAACAGATACAAGAACAAAGAGCGCAAGAACAAACAGAGAGAGGAAAACAAGCATTACAAAAAAAAGGAGAAGTAGCATCACAACGTATTGGACAAAATGCCTGGACTCTTTTAGCTGAGATAGAAAGATCGAGAGCAGCAGCCGATTTTGTGACAAATAGAAATGCTGCATTTGCGCTTAAAGGATCACAAACGCAGAGACTTGATGCACAATCTGATCGTGCAGCTCGAAGAGGATCTGCTAGAACATATCTCAAGAAAACCTATCTTGATCCTGTTAAACCACTACGCATACCCAAGCCTAGTTTTGGTCCATACGCACTTGGTATGGCTGGTGCTGTTGTTGGCGGATTTAACACTTACTATGGTGTTAAAGCTAACCAAGCTGTAATTAAAGCTAATACTCCACAAGGTAGTGACATAAGACTTAAAGAAAATATAGTTAGAACAGGCGAATCTCCGAAAGGTTATCCAATTTATGAATTTAATTATAAGAATGACCCTGGAACACGTTATCGAGGGGTAATGGCACATGATCTGGTTACTAGCAGACCTGATGCTATTTCAAGAATTAATGGCTATTTAGCTGTTGATTACAGTAAATTAGACGTAGATTTTGAGGTAATTTAATGGCAAGACAAAAACTAAATTACACTCAAGGGGATGCAGAACCCAAGAAAAAAGGAAACCAAAAGCGAAGTCAACTTGCTACTGGTCAATCTACTGGAGACGTTAGCCAGGTAGATTTATCATTTAAAACTCCGCAAATACAAAATTTTAAATGGTATGGACAAACTTATTCGACTCCTACTGAACCAAAGCTAGTACCTACACTTGATCTGCCAAGTGTAGAAGGCTTTTATGATGATACTAAAAAAGCTAAATCAAATGAGTTTGGCGCTTGGCTTGATTCTTTTAAAACTGTAAAAGGAGAGCTTGACCAATTACCTGGTGCATATACAGATGCAAGGATCAAAGAGCAAGGTGTTCTTAATCTAGAAGCTGCAAAAATTCTTGACACATATCAAACTGGTTATGATGGTCAGGAAATTAATCCGTCAGACAAGTTACAAGCAACTATAAATCAATTAAAAAAAATAGTAGAACAACCTATTGAGGCCGAAGGTGAGCAAAAAATTACTTTAGAGAAAACTCAAGAGATAGAAGATGCAAAAAAGATTTTACAAGAGATAGAAAGCAATAGACGATTAAGAAATACAATTACTTCTTTATCAAATGAGCGACAAGTTTTAGATAATTTAACTCAATGGGATACATATAAATTAAACGAAACTGTTGACGCAATAGATGAGAATACAGGACAACCAATACAGGCTCGCAACCAAAAAGGAGAACTAGAATTTGAAAGTGATGGTGTAACTCCTATTTATGAACAAGTATCTTTAGCTGAACTAGATCCTAGTGACGCAAGGTACAAAAAAGCATATAACGAATTTATATATAAAAATACTAAGTTAGGAATTTTTGAGCATAACAATTTGCAACCGCAAATTTTGCAACACAGAATGAATGACAGGTCGAGCCAACTAAAAAATTATTTAGAAAAAACTACGCAATTAGGACAGGCAGAAATAGTTTCTAATATTAATTTACTTGAAAAGCCTAACCAAACAGCTAGTCAATTAAATGAATCAATTGGAAAAATAATAGCAAATATAAGAAAGTTAAACCTTTCAAAAGAGTCAGAAGCAAAAATGTACACATTGATTTGGGAAAATTTAGCTCGTAATCCTTTGTATAACAATTTAGACGCTGACTCTCTTTACGAAGAATTTTCAAATTTAGTTCTTGGTACAGAGGATTTTCCTGGTATTGCTATTGGTCCACATAATAGTAGATACGAAACAATAGACGGAGTAACAAGAATTAATCCAAAACAAGCCTGGATTAATAGTCTTGGAGGTACATCTTACTTAAGAAATCAAGTTGAACAAATTGTAAATGATAGAGATAATTTAAACAGAGCCAATAAAACTTCACAAAAAACTGAATTTTCTACAAACTTAACGAAAGGAATGGAGGACTTAACGATTGAAGTAGATGGAAAAGAGGTAAATATAAAAGACGCTTTAACTGAATACAATAGCGAAGGTACTCCAGGAGTAGTTCAAGCAGACGCTAATGTAAGATTTGCATATAAAAAGGCAAGAGATCTCATCGAAACTAATTACAAAAATGAATTAGAAAAAATAAACAATAATGCTAATTTAAGCCCAAGCGATAAAATAGCTCAAAGAAAATTATTAGACGATGCAAGAAAAAATGCTTTAGTAGATTTAGCTTATGGTTTAACTGGTACAGAATTTGCTAATGATGTTAAACAATTAGAAGGAGAATTATATGACTGTATTGGTAGTGGTACTAAAAGTTCAAAACAATGTCGAATTTTTATGGCTAATTATGCCAATATGAATGGAATTTATGGACAGACTTTGGTTAACAACTACGAAAGAACGAAAGGTATGATTACTAAATACAACGACATTGTAAAAGGAGAAACAAAAAATGCAATAGATGAAGTTAGTGCCAAATTAAAAGTTGCCTTTGATGGTGCAGTATATGATAAAAACCCTTCTGCACAAAAAGACGGATATGCTGAATGGGGGATGCACAAAAGCGCAATAAACAGTTACCTTACTAAGACGTATAGCGACATGGTAAGCGCTTCTAAAGACGGAATAGTTACAGGAAAAGAGTTAATGGAAAAGGTACAACTAGATATACAGAATGGCACGTTTGCAGAAATAATGAAAGAAGATTATGACATAGATGTAGATAAGAGTCTTGGCAAAAATTTCTTTTATCCTTCAGACACTAACGAACTTGGATTTGTTGAAAATGAATATGGTCCTGTAAATGGAAGTAATAAAAACCTTATAGCTAAATTAGATAAAATTGATGTTAATCAAATAATGCCTGGTATGGACAATTACGAATTTGTAAATCATTTAAATGCTCCTAACCCATACTTTTTAAACAGTAAAGGCAGTATTCAGTTTGTAAAAAATATTTTATTTAGTGGAGAGACTACTTATGACGATATTAGCCTTTACAGGCAATTGCTTGATACAGAAAGTGAAGCATATAAAGATTTGTTAGCAGAAAAAGGAGAAGCAAATGCAAAAAAAGAAATTAAAAATTTAACAAAAAGATTTAATAATTCTTTTAAAAAATCACAAAAAGGATTAGAAGTTTTATTTGAAATAGGTCAACTTTCTGATAAATATAATGGTAGGTTTGGAGATTTAATTAACGATCAGGTTAGAGGTTCTATATTTACAAACTCGGAATATTCTGAAGCTGTTACTAGGCATGACACAAATCCTCCGACTTTTAGTATTAACTGGAGTCATCCGTCTATTCCTAAAGAGCTACAAAATTGGGGAGAAATACAACCATTTTTAGATAGTTTAAATGGATTGGAGACATACGCAGAAGTATTAGATAAGATAGAGGCATGGCAACTGAGCGGAGTGCTAGGAGATTAGATGACAGACAGTTTACTAGATGCAGCTAACCCAGGAGGTACTGAAGGTACGCTTTTAGCTAGTTCTAAAATTATTGAAAAACTAGAACAGCTTAAAAGAAATCAGCTTGGTAATGAAAACTATAGTGAAGATGACAAGACGTTAATTGATGAGTCTTTAGAAGTAGAGCCAAATAATTTTAATCCAAAGATTAAAAATCAAGATGAAATTGAATCAGATCAATATTACATAGAAAAAATAAATAAAGAACCAGGGCGAAAAGACACAAAAACATCTACACCATTTTTAGGACTATATGACAAATTAAATATTTTCTCTAAAGATTATGGTGGAGAATATGCACCAGAAGAATTAAGAGGGCAGCATAGATTAAGAAATAGCTTAGGTGATCTTTTTCGTATAGCAGATAGAGGTGTTATTAGCGGTACTGTCGGCTTAACTAATACTGTTAATGACGCATTAAGACAAGATATGCCTGGCTATATGGCTGAATTATTGTCAGGAGATCCAGTAGGCGCAACAGCTTTACAAATAAAAGCACTAAAAGCAGGGATAGATCAAAAAAGTTTTATGGCTTTTCTTAAAGAATTAGGTGGCAAAGAAGCCAGAATGAGCATTTTAGAAGCTATGGAAACTGGTGCAATGAGATCTAGTCCTGGCACATTATATAAAGATTTAATGGAAGGGGAAGACCCTTTTGCGGTTAAAGATATTTCAGCATACGATCCTATGGATGGGTCGGATAGATTAAGTGGAGAGAATTGGGGATTATTGCTTGGCGAAGGTAAGTCTTTGGACGAGGTTGTTGGAGGTTTTCCAGTAAGAGATACAGGCAGACCAGTAGCAGATTTTTCCGTTACGTTTGCTGGAGAAGCAGCTCCTTTCTTTCTAACTTTTGCTGCTGCTAAAGTTTTAACTCCTGGACTTCCAGACGAATATGTATATGCAGCTAACGTATTTAATAAGGCAAAAGCTGGATCTCCACAATTTGCTAGAGCAGTTGCTTGGATGACAGGCAATATGCCAAGAGTAACTAATGTTTCAAAATTTCTTATAAAAGAAGGAATACAAGGAGCAAGAAACTCTCTTATAGCTGAAACATTAATAGGCGATCCATACCAACCCTCCTTAGCAGATAACTTGTTGCCAGACGCTATAAACAATAACGGAAGATTAGAAGATAACTATATTGAAGCAAAACTAAAATCTATATTCGTTAATGAAATTATTAACGGAATACCTATGGGAATTGCTTTTGGAGCTGGAGGTAAAGCAATATCTACACCAACAAAATTCGGAATTGGATTTACAAAAGGAACTTTTCCAGGACTTAATCCAGGCAGATATTCGCAAATGTCTTTACTGGATAACAGTATAAATGCAAAGACAGCTCAAGATTACGGATATGCTTTAGCAAAAAATACACTAGCTTCTCTTATAGATACAACTCAAGCAAGAGTTATAGAGCCATTAGTTACTTATTTAGCAAGATGGAAATTAGCTAATGCTGCTATAGATAACGCATATCGCATTAGAAAAGAATTAGAAGCAAGAGCTTTTTACGAAAAAACGCAAAAAGAATTATTAGACCAAGATGAATTAGACGCAAAAACTAAAATAGAAAAAGCGGAAGAAGTTGATGCAGAAATACCAGAACTTAATGACGATAAAACACCAACAAATAGAATAAAAATAAACAACCCAGATGGAAAATCTAAGAAAGATATACAGGAGCATTATGGTCAATACCAAAGAAAACCAGAATGGGAAACAGGATATACAGAGCAGCAAAAAATTGATTTAGAAAAAGAAGCTATAAAAGCAGAAAAAATAGCTAAGAAAAAGATGGAAGAGCTTGGAAATGCTGCTAAAGATTTGCAAACAGAAAACAACATACAAGCACAAATTAGACCTGACGAGGATAGAACTTTTAGTAACGAGCTAGGACAAAGCGTTGGTTTGGCTGCTCCATTAAGTAGTGAAATTTCTAAATTAAAACTTTCAGATATAATTGTTAGACCAGATGTATTTCAACCAAAAGAAGCTGGCAAAATTAACAAAAAGGGTATTAGTGGTTCGTTAAAAGATGTAGAAGTTTTTGATCCTACTTTGGCAGATTTGTTGTCAGTCTGGAGAGACACGACAGGGGAACTTGGAGAGGTCGGGAAAATTTATGTTGTTGATGGTCACAACAGACTCGACCTCGCTCAAAGATCAGGAATAGGAGAAATAGATGTTCGATTTATTCAAGCTGGAACTGTAAAAGAAGCACAACAAATTGCAGTATTAAGAAACCTTGCTCAAAGTACAACAGGCGGAAAGTTAACGTCATTAGACGTTGCTAAATATATGCAAAGTTCTGGCGACACTTTAGAAGAATTAGCAACAAAAGGAATAACTTTAACAAGTAAGGAAATGATAGAAGGTAATCAATTATCAAGATTGCCTAAATATTTATTAGACAAAGTTGCTTCTGGAGAATTGCCTTTTAATAAAGGTGTAGCTTTAGGCTCTGTAGAAGGAGCTAGTGAAACGTCAATCAATTTTGTTTACAACAAATACGCTAAGAATCCAAAGTTTAGTGGAGACAGAATAAGACAGATAATGCTGGCATCTACTAGGACAGTAGAAACTGTTACGGAAGGAACTTTACCTGGACTAGAAAAATGGTCAATGGAAAATAACTTGCCAGAAATAACAGCTATTGGTGAACAATTTTTAAAAGAACTAAGAATAAAAATAAGCGGATTAAAAGCAGTAACGCAAAAAAATAAAAAGGCTGCTATTGAGCAAATAAAAGGTAATAAAATAGCTTATGACGAATCAATAGATAAAAAATTAGAAGCGGAAAAAGCTGTTGCAAGATTTGAAGAATTAGCTTATTCAGTTTCAGACACAAACGCTTTAATAAATGAATTAGCAGCGCAAATGAAAACTGGTCCAATATCAGCAACTATGTTGGTAAAGGATAATTTTGATCTCATAATGTCAACTATGAGACAAGATGATGCTCCTTTAACTAAGGTGGCATCTGAGCCAGTAAGAGTACAAAGCGAAGTTGACGCTAAGTTAAATGCAAAAGCACAAAATATATTAAATAATGAAAGACCTGATCCTATTCCAGACGAACAAATAGATAAAGTTATTAATGAACAAACAGAGCTTGATACATATTCAGATAAATCTATAAAGAGCATTAAAGAAGAACTAAAAGCTAATAATGGATCTTTAAATAAAAACCATTCAAAAATTGGAGAAGTACTTAAAGCTAGTCAAACATCTACAAAAAGAAAAACTTTTCCGTATGTGACGGATGGAGGTTACACGTTTAATTCTGCTCAGGAACTAAATGATATAAGTTTTGACTTAATGTTTCCAACCTTAAAAGGTAAATATCCTAATTTAGATTTTAGTTCTACTAGATGGGCTGGATCAGCAAAGCCTAGATATGGTCAATATACACTTGAGTTTGCTAACGATATTGATAAGGCTATTTATATTACAGGTAATAGATGGAAAGGAAAATCCAAAAAAGATGCTGAATTTAATGCTTTTTTAGAAGAGCTTGGGATTAGTTCTGGATCAAGACATAAGGCATATATGAGGATGAAAGAACAGTTAAAAGTTGCAAGCGCTAAGGATGGAGTTATTTCTGTAAAAAATACAATGGCTTACGCAGATGTGATGATAGAAGCAATAAACAAAAAAGGTAGCGTTAATGCAGATGGTTCAGTAAACATAAGAAATAACTATGTAGATGGTCGTGGGTATGTACAAAAAGATCCTAGAGTTGATGATCCAGATTTTGAATTAGATGCAGATTTACGAGATATAGAAAGAGAAAATATTAGAAAAGCAAATAAAAAACTCCAGGATAAATACAACCAAGAATATAAAGACTCGACTAATCCTAAGAATTTTGATCCGTTAGATCCTAAAAATGATGAGCAATTAGAGTTTTCTTTAGAAGATGAAATATACACAAACATGGGTAACGATCATGTATATGTAGATACTCTACTTACAGAGCAGCAAGCGCAAGAATTAGTTGATATAGCTAGAGAAATAGCTGGTGCAAATGTCCAAAATTTACGTCTTGTTGATGCTATCAAACCTAAAATAAGTGCAAAGGCAGCAGCAGCTTATGGTATGCCTCCTAGTGCAATAGGTAAAACTGGTAATGCTAAAGGTGTATTTAAGTTTGGATCAACCCCTGCAAAAGATTTAATTATTCTTGCAATGACTTTTAAAGGCCATTTCCAAGAATTTGGATCAATGATGCAAACACTAAGGCATGAGTCTTTTCATAGAATACAAGACAGATACCTTACTCTTAAGGAACAGCAACTACTAGATAGTCCAGCAGTTGATAAACAATTAAGAGAAATAGTCGCATCTTTCTATCCTAAATTTCAATCTGTTTTGTTTGGATCTAAAAGATTGAGCGAAAGAGAAGTCCAGGCATTTGCTTTTTCAGTATTCGATCAGCTTGACTATGCTAAGAAACCTACATGGTTTCAACCATTTCAAAAAATCAAAGAAATAGCGGAAAAGATAAACAACAAACTTAGTGGTTTTGGCTTTGCAACATATAAAGATATTTTTAGAGACGCACAGGAAGGAAGATTAGCAACAAGAACTCCTAGACCTTTCCGCTATGCTAAAAATACGCCAGGCAATACAGCTCCAGAACCAGCAAGTTTTGAGTTAGATCCAGATGATTTTGTTGAAAATTTAGAAGCTATAAAGACAGCTATTCGTGATGGAGATATGAGTATTGAAGAAGCAATGACAGGCTTATATAGAAGATTAATTAATAGAAGGCAAAATCCCGAAGGTAAAGTTTATATTCCTACCGATCAAGTTGATCTTATTGCAAACAATAAAGCTATAGAGAATACTTTGTTTGAACAAATTGGCAGTAGAGAAGATGCTACAAATGTACCTTCATTTAACGTAGAAGAAATTACCAGGCTTGCATCCAGGGTTGTTGCGGAAAATGGTTTTAGAACAGAAGAAATATTTAACCTACATAAACAAGCTATGAATGGAGATTCAAATGCTCTACAGCGACAAGTTGCTCAAGCTGCTGTCATATTGCAAAGAGACGCACAAGTTATGCAAATGCAACAAGTAGCGCTAGATGTGAAGATGAACCCAACAGATGTAACTTCAAAAAGATTATTAATAAGTCTATGGGAAGATGCAATGAAAATAAGTACAGCTATAGCACAAGTTAATAGACCTTCAGCTCAATATTTAAGGATGCAACAAATGGACTTTCTTGGTAAGCAAGAAATGTTTATTGAGCCTTACGCAAAAATTGAGATACAAGAACCCAGGTTAGGAGCTGGAGGTAAAGCCTTAAACGAAGGAGTTGAAAAGGGCGGAATGGTTGAAGATAAAGGACTTGGCAAAGGTACATACTTCAAGTCGGTTAGTGAAGGTCGTGAACCTGGAGTTACAGGAGGTGTGATCGAAGGTCAAGTACCAGCAACTATGCTTATCTTAGATCTAACATCACAGAATAAATCGCTATCTCAACTATTTAAAGAACTGGATGTTGAAGGAGTCGGAGCTGTATCAGGAGATAAATTAACTGAAAAACAAAAATCAGTATTATTTGATTATTTAGCTAAGAAAAAATATCAAGGAGTAAGACTTGATGGATTTGAATTTGGACAACAAGGAGATATGATTTATGTTCCAGACTCAAACCAGGCAAATATAATAATTAACTCAAAAGCTGCGGAAATAGAAGGACAAGATATGCCATATCAAACTTCTATTCCAGGAACATTTGAAAAAGCAGTATTAGAACAAGAAGATATATTTAAAAAATTAATGGATGAAAAAGACTATAACTCAATAATGAATGGCAAGCCAACTCAAAATGCTCAAATTATTTTAGATATGATCGCAGAATCTTTATATCTCTATAAAGATAGAACAGCATCATTTGATAATTTTATGAGTCATTTTGCTAAAGGCTTAGATACTGTATATCCTTCAAAATTAACACAAGAAAACATAGCTGCTATTGCAAGAAATGGCATATTCTTAAACAGCTCTACTTTAGGAAAAGTTTTAGGTGGCAGTTTATTTAGAGCAATGACTTTACCTTATTCACAATATATGGGAGCTGGCGCTACAAAAAGAAAAGCATTAAAAGCTGGAGATATAGAAGGAGCGAAAATGGCGGAAATGAGACAGAAATTAAACTTACAAATGTATTTAAGAATGTTTACTGGAACGTCAAATGCTTTCAGACTTGCTTTGTCAGCTATAAAACATGATGAAGTTTTTGGAAATATTAATAAAGGTTATATGGAAAATAGTACATATTCAGCATTAAGTAAAAACAAAGCGCCAAAAATAAGAAGATTTGATATGTATAGCCAGCAAGATATAGAAGGAGAAGCGCAAAGAATGTTAGGTAAAGATAAAAAAGTTCCTAAAAAATATACAACTGCAACAACAAATCCTTTGGTTCTAATGACTCACTATGTAACTAAAGGTATAAAAGGAGCTGGTAGGGGAGCTGGCTTGGTTGCAACTTCTGGAGCTTCAAGAATAATGAGTGGTCTAGACACACTTGTTGGTATGTCTGTTGCACCAGCTTATGAATATTCCAGGCTTATGGAACAAGAGCTTTTCTTAAAAATGAAAGCTGGTTTTGACATGAACGATCCAAGAGTTTTTGCAGAAGCACAAAAGAAGGCGGAAGCTGCATTAACTAGGGCAATGGCTGACGTTGAAATGCCAGATGGCTCAATGATAAAAGGCGGATTTATGGATAGTATTCACGCTAGACAAGCTATTGATTATGTAAACTTTACTGACGACATTAAGGTAGATAGAAATAAAAGGACAATGGAGTATGGAATAAGAAGAGCGCAAGAACTTGGATATACAGAACCAGAAGATATTTTAGAATTTGCTGAAACTTATATAAGGGACAATGATGAAAATAACTTAGATTATTTTACTGATGCTAGTCAACCTACTGCGCCTAGTTTCTTGGGTATTGGCGGAGAAGAAAACGGACTAGACAGGTTAGGTCAAAATCTTTTAAATGCGCCCTCGAAAGGGGTTAAGGATTTAACTAGAGCTGCACCTATTATGGGAGTCGTTTTTCCTACAAACAGAACACCTCTTAATCTTGTTAAATCAGCTTTACGTCATCTACCTTTACCAACAAATAGAATAGTTGATTCATATTGGAGAGATATTACATCTGAGGATCTATTCCAAAGAGAAAGAGCTTTAGGAGAAATAGCTACTTCACAAACATTATTTGCTATAGGCATAGGAGCTGTAGCTACAGGATTAGTTGAATTTAGTGGTCCAGATCCTAGCAATCCAAACAGAAGAGAACTAAACAGATATATGCACAGACCTCCAAATGCAGTAAGGTTTAGGATACCAGGATCACATGAATGGTCACATTGGTATAGCTTGGATATGTTTGATACAGCTAGTTTTATTTTTGGTGCTGTAGGCGGTTATGTTGATGCTATAAAAAGGATGCCACAGGATGATGCTTTCGATAATGCTTTTGATTCAGATGAAGAATTAAACTACAGCGACACAATACAAGAAGGCTTTATCCTGGCTAATGCTCATACCTTTAATACTTTTGATAATTTTGACCAAGCAAAAAATGCTGCTTCTACTATGAGCAGAGCTTTATTATCAACTGTAAAAGAAAATACTGTAGGTTACTTTAGAAAAAGCGTAATGGCTAATGTTGGTAATTTTATAGATTTAATCCAAGAATTAAGTAAAGATGATCTAGGTAATTCTAGATATGGACAAACAGGAAAAAGAAATTTATTTGAAATGACATTAGCCAGATTTATAAATATGCCACTTGCTCAATTAAGAACAACCAAAATAGGATTTGATAATAAAAGATATTTAATACGAGAGCATACCAACCAAAAAGGAGAAAGGCTGCCATATAGCTTTGCTATAGATCTTGCTAGAGAAATACTTTCTGGTATTCCAGGATTTCAAAGCAATGAGGGTATAGGACAAGTTGACCTTGATCCTATTTATGGAGAGCCACAAGTATATGATTATGCTTTTGGTGCAGAAAGAATAAATAATCCTTTATTAAGAGCTTTAGTGATGAACATTCATCCTTTAGCAATGTTTAGACCGACTAAAGAGAGAAATGGAATTATATACAAAGAGCTATCAAGGTTGCATGGAGAAGGAGCATATCCAAGATTTAGTACAAAAAATAGTTTAGGTATTCCAGGTTATGTAATGTCTAACCAGGAGTTAAATGAATTTAGACGAATAATGGCTAAAGAAGTTACAAATGCAGAAGGTCTTAATTTATCTCAAAAATTAGAACAATACTTTAGATCAGATGAATATAGAAGTTTACCTGATTATGACCCGAATTTTAATAAGGATGGTGTGCCTAGTGACGCAATATTAAACTCTAAAACTTTATATAAACTAAATGCAGTAAAAGCTATAATAGATGAGTATAGATCAGGAGCAAGAGAAATAATGATTAATAGATACCCTCATTTACAGCATGAAAGAAATTTAAATGTTATAAAGAATAAGAAGGTAAGCCAAGTAAGAAATGATTTCCCAAATCAGATCGAGGCATGGCGATCTATAGTAAACACAGACGTTAGGACAGGTTAATGCCTTTTGCTCAATTTACTGGTACTGGCAACGGAAGTACAAAACAATTTTCAATTCCCTTTCCATACGTTAAAAAGGATCATATTGTTGTCGCACTTAATAATGTAACCAATACTGGCTTTACTTTTGTAAACGATACGACTATTGAATTTAGCACTCTTAGTTCAGCTACATCTACGCAAGAGGCTACTGGTGCGCCTAAGTCTGGAGTAGCAATTGAGATCAGTAGAGATACTCCATTAACAACTGCTCTTGTTGATTTTGTGGATGGCTCGACTTTAACTGCTGCCGACCTGGATACTGCTGTATTACAGCTATTATATGGAATACAAGAAGCTAAAGACGAAGCTGCTCTTGGTATTCAAAATACACCGCAAGGACAAGATGCAAAGAACAAACCAATAATCAATGTTTCAGATCCTACTAATGCTCAAGATGCAGTAACAAAAGCATTTTTAGAAAGAGTCGGTAGTATTACATCAACACAATTAGCTGATGGAACTATTGTTAATGCTGATGTAAACGCAAGTGCAGCTATAGCTGGAACTAAAATATCTCCTGATTTTGGCAGTCAGAATATTGCTACATCTGGAACTGTTGATGGAAGGGATGTATCTGCTGATGGTACAAAGCTAGAT